GTTACAGTAACATACAATTATTTTGCACATTCATCTGGTACTTATTTTTCAGTAAACAGCTATTCAATTAACCTTATTGAAAACGGAAAGGGATATAAGTACATACCCACCTATATTTCTAAGAGTGATGGAAGAGAATGGGATTTAAGAGATTGCTTAGATTTCCGACCAACAATTAATTCTACTCGTACTGGATTTGCAAATACTTCAAATATTCCAGTAGGTTATGTTTCAGCGGATTTCCAATATTACCTAAATCGAATCGATGTGCTTGCACTCAATTCAAAGGGTGAATTTAAGGTGATCAAGGGAATTCCTGACCTCGATCCGAAAGTACCAAATATTCCATCTGATTCTATGGCTCTTTATCAATTGATGGTAAGAGCTTACACTTTTGATAAATCAGATGTCTTTACAAAGTATATCGAAAACAAACGATATACAATGAGAGATATTGGAAAACTTGAGACAAGAATTGCAAATCTTGAGTACTACACAACGCTTAACCTATTAGAAAAAGAAACAGCTGATCTTGAAATTCTTGATGAAAATGGATTGGATCGCTTTAAGAATGGATTCATTGCAGATCCTTTCAATGGACATGGTGTTGGCGATGTATCTAACCCAGAATATCGATGTTCAATTGATATGCAATTGGGTGAATGCAGACCAATTTTCTCATCAAATTCACTTGGTCTCAAGCCCGAGAATATCTTTAGCGTAGCTAAGACAGGGGATCTTATTACTCTCCCATACACTTCAACAGTGTTTATTTCTCAGCCACTTGCTACAGAATTTATCAATATTAATCCATACAATGTTTTTACATTTTTAGGTCGTATTGAATTGGTTCCTCCTCTTGATGTATGGAAAGACACAAGCTGGCTTCCAGATCTCATTGTAAACCAAGAGGGAAATTACGATGCAATGCTTGCTACAGCAAATGCATATGGTACCGTTTGGGGAGAATGGGAAACGCAATGGACCGGTAAAGAAGTTGATCGCGATGTAAAACGAAGAGTAATCGCTGAAGGTAATAATAAACCTGATAGAGCTCATAAATCAAAATGGCCAGATCTCGTTGAAAGAACTGTGACCACTACAACCACTCTTACTGGAACTTCAACTCGAGAAGGTGTACGCCTAACTGTAACACCAAAAACAGTTGAAACTCCTCTAGGTGATAAAGTTGTCGATGTATCATATATTCCATTCATGCGAAGCATTGATGTACAATTCACTGGTAAAGGATTTAAGCCAGGTACACGGTTATATGCTTTCTTTGATGGAGTAAATGTATCGCAATATTGCTCAGGTGGCACTACATTCAATGGTGGAGCTCTAATCGATTCTGTTCCACTTGTTGCTGATGCTACTGGATTCGTACAAGGCGTATTCAGAATTCCAGGCAATGGAACATTCAAAACTGGTAAGAGACAATTTGTACTTTCTGATAGCACCACAAATTCAGAACTTACTCGTACCACATTCGGTTCAGCAATATTTGAAGCTTCAGGTCTTCTTGAAACAAAGCAAAACACAATCATTTCAACAAGAAATGCTATTGTTACACCAGAAACTGTGCTTGATGATCCTAAAATTGTTAAAGATGTACAAACAACATCAAAGACAACGGTTAAATGGGAAGATCCTCTAGCTCAAAGTTTTCTCATCTCAGAGGAAGGTGGATGCTTTGTATCAAGCGTTGATCTCTTCTTTGTAAGCAAAGATCCTAATATTCCTGTAATTGTCTATATCGCTGAGATGGTGAATGGTTATCCATCACAGAATATTGTACCATTCTCACAAGTTATTGTACCTGCTGCGAATATCAATACCACAACGGTTACAGATGTTACGACTTCTGCGCAATTATTGCCCACAACGATAACATTCCCATCACCTGTATATTTGCAACAAAACTGTGAATATGCACTTGTATTGATTTCCAATTCAAATGCTTACAATGTTGCAATTTGTACTGGAGGAAAACCACAAATTGGTACTGGTGTTCTTACACAAAATCAACCATACCTTGGTACACTTTTTAAGAGCCAAAACTCTTCAACTTGGACAACTCAGCAAGAAAGCGATCTAATGTTCAGAATGCGAAAATGCGTATTCAACACAGATACTGTTGCTCCAGTAAGATTCACAAATGATTCAATCGGCTCAAGACCAATTAATGGAATATCATATCTTAAACCAGTAAGTTCTGGTGCAGCTACAACGAAAGTTAAAGTTGAAATCAAAAATCACGGTTTGAATCCAACAACTGGAAGAATTACGCTCTCAGGTGTCTCTGGAAGTATTGGTGATATTTCAGCAAGTGCTCTAAATGCCACCCACCGGGTGACTTTCGCTGATTTGGATTATGTAGTATTCGAAGTTCCATCAGTTACTCATACTGTAGGAACTGGTGCTTCTGGCACCATCGTACAAGGAAGTGCTTCTGGAATACGAGCAATAACAAATCTTCCATTTGATTCTCTGTATATTAATGCAAGAACAATTACGTTCCCGAAGACAGAATTGAATTTTGGTGTAAAAACCACTGTTGGTGTTCATCCACAAAACACATCTGCACTTTCAACGGAATATGTAACGGATACAGTAACTGTGCCTTGCATGGTAAATCAAACGTTGAATTTCAATACAAGGAAAATGTTTGTATCGGATATCAATAAAACGATAAACGTATCAGAACCGTTAGCATTCAGTTTGATTGCTGAACTTTCATCTGATAATCCAAACATTTCACCAGTTATTGACTGTGCAGGTCTTGCAGCATTTACAATTGAAAATGAAATTGATGCTCCTAGCAAAGATTTTAGATCAGATTTTGATTTGATCACAATTGTCCCTGGAGCTTCAGTTGTAAGAAGTGCGACTGATAGTACACTTTCAGTCGCTACCTCTACTGCATACTTTACTCGAGTACGAGTTGGTCAATATGTAACTATATCTGGTTCTACGGGAAGCGATGGAGATTATCTTGTAACCGATAAAGTTGATAATGGAACAAATCAGATTCTTACAGTTTCTCCTGCTCCAACAACTGCAACTGAATCTATTACAGTAAAACTCAATACTAAGTATATCGATGAAATTTCACCAGATTTAGGATCTTCAAAAGCGAAGTACGTATCAAGAAATTTCGAAATTGCTCAATCTGCAAGCTCAATTCAAATTCGATTTGCAGCATATTGGCCAAACAACTTCGATATTGGAGTCTATTACAAGATTCTTCCAGTATCTGGAAATCGAATTTTCTCTGAGCAAAAATATGTAAAAGCTGTACAATCAGTTGCTCAGGTATATTCAAACGGTCCACTCAATTATCGTGAATATACATACGATATTACGAACTTGGAAGAATTCGTTGCATTGAGTGGAAAAATAGTATTCTGGGGAGTAAATGGAAACGATGTGCCAAAATTGAAAGATTTGAGAATATTGGCACTGACGTAGACGATCAAGATTAAATTCATCTTATAGTCAATATGGATATATTAAACTCCAAATTGAATGCAACTGAATTTAATCTTGACATTTCTATTAATGTTTATGGACGATACTAAATTATTAAAAGTCGAAAACTCCTCTCTTGCACGTGATATCAAAAGCCGTGCAATACTAAATACTAATGACAGAGACCGAGAACTATATCTAGCTCGTAAAAAAGCATTATCTCTCAAAAGCGATCGAATTGATCTTTTAGAGAAAAGAATTCTCAGACTCGAAGAACAGATTGAACTTTTAATAAAGTCGAATAACTCATGAGTTTTACATCATATCCAATTGTAACATTTGGTTCGAATATTGATATTATTCGCCAGGCGCACAATCTGCTTACCACAAATCTTGGCGATATCAATGGATTGCAAACTTCTGTAAAAGACAGTCTTGTCGATGCTATTAATAGCTTAAATGCAGATTTCTCTGCTCTTACAGTTTCTGCATATCCTCCACTTAATAACGAACAGTGGCTTACTGCTAAAATTCAATCAGGCTTTGGAACTCTAAATCTTTTCAAACTTTCATCGACCAACGAATTTATCATTGGTCAGCATATGATTCCTCTTTCAACTGTTACTGATCTTGGAAAAGTCAGTACACCGTGGAGAGTAGGTTATATTTCCACTGTCAATACCACAAAAATTCAAGCAGTATCAAATCTTGAAATTGCTGCTACTAATATACTTACTTTAACTTTCAATGCTTCTCAATTGGTTCTCAGTGAGACGAATCCAGTTCTATTAACTCTTCAAACATCAGGAGAGGGATTGGACATACGATCATTGCAAACCAGATTATATTCTGGAAATTTCCTATGGGATATTACAACCGCAGGACATTTAGAACCGGGCTTAACTCAACAACAAAATATCGGTTCTGCTTCAAAAGAAGTCAATAGAGTATTTACAAAGAATATCACTGCTTCTGGCGATGTAACATTCAATGCAGATGTTATCATGCCAAATGCTGGAGCAGCAATGCCAATTGGTGGTGGATGTTTATGGTTCATGCCAACCATTCCAAATAATTACCTTATAGCAAATGGTCAAGAGGTATCACGAACTACATATTCTGCCTTATTCGCAATATATGGTATAACATTCGGCGCAGGCAATGGAAGTACTACATTTAATCTTCCTGACATGCGAAATCGTGTACCATTCGGTGTACATAATGCACAAACGTCTAATCCTGATGCTTCTGTACCGGGAAGAACTTTTGGTACATTGAATCATACGCATAACGTTTCTCTACCAAGACACTATCATGGTCCTTCAGGATTAATCATTGGAGATCACGTAAATCAAATTACCGGTGGACCTTCTGCTACTCCTACAGCAAGTTTTTCGGGAGAAGCTCTTCCTGGTCACGGTCATGATCTTTCTGCTAATAATGCAAATATTTCAATAGCATCAAGCACTACGGGAATAACAGTAAACGGTAGTTTTACTGGAGTTTATACAGCAAGCGGTGGAGAACATCGACACTCCGTTCCAAATAACTCAGGAAATGCATTCATAGGATCCTCTAATAGATTACGATGTGTTCGTGGTGGAGATAAAAACGAAAGCGGAACCACCGGTCCTGGAGATCTTACTGGAGGAAATGAAGGCGGTCACGGTCACGTAATTGGAGATCCTGGACACGGCCATGGAATTTCAGAGCCAAACGGTGGAGCAGGACACAGTCATGGTGTAAATCAAAGTGCTCACCGTCATACAGTTGTTGATATGAGTGCTGGTACTCCACGTGGAAGCGTTTCGCTTTCAAATACTTTCCATACACATGCGATTCCAACATTAACACACTCAATTGGCGGTACTGTAGGAAATATAACGGGATTCAATGGAGATCAAGATCAAAATCTTATAGCAATAGGAACAGCAAATACGAATCCTCCATCATTCTGCGTACATTTTATCATACGGGCAAAATAATATATGGTTGGAAGCACTTTCAATCCAAGACCTAAATCAATTAATGAAGTAGTTGATTATGTTTTAAAGCGTCTTGGCGTACAACTTTTAGAAATTAATGTAACAGAAGAACAAATTCTGGATCGTGTTGCTGATGCTGTGTCTTATTTTCAAGAGCACCATGCTGACGGTACTTTTGAAGGTTATTTCAAAACAAAAATAGAAGCCACTACGTTAAAGATTTCTCCATCTGTTCCTTCTGCTTCAATTTCTCCTAGTGCTTCTGCTTCTCCGTCGGCAAGCGACAGTCCAAGCAGTTCGTCTTCGATGAGTCCATCTGCTTCTTTATCACCTTCACCGAGTTCATCGCTTTCTCCAAGTTCTTCACCTAGTGCTTCTGCATCACCAAGTGCTCCTAATGTAATAAAAGTTGGTGATACTATTACTTCTGCTACTTGGTCAGCTAAGGTATATTCTGTAAATGATACTCAAACGGAAATTGAGCTTAAAGATTTCTTACCTAAAAGTCCAGATTCTACTGTAGCACAAGGACAAATCATTTGCGTTAATGGAGATGATTATGTTATCGACATTTGTACGCTAGGCACTGCTGAACTTGGATATATAACCATACCTACAAACGTTGAAAGTATTCTATCAGTCGCTCAGCTTCCTGCTTATAACAGCCAGAATCTTGCCGTAGGTAAATGGAATCCAAACAGTACTTGGACAAATCAAATATTCCATTACAAAGGTTCTGGATTAGCAATAAGTTTTTATTTGCAAGAAATAAGAAATGAAACTCTAAGTCAATTGAATACTCTTCAACCTTGGGCTGATTTCAATCGTTATATGAACCGTGCATATTTGAATGCATATGATTATAACAAAAATATTGGAAATTGGATAGTATTCAGAGTTATCACTGCAGTTGATCCTGAAGAATACCCCGAAATGTACGGTGATACTTGGTTCTTACGCTATTGTGTAGAATTGGTAAGAAGACAATGGGGAGAAAATTTGTCTAAATTTGATGAAGTTGCTTTGCTCAATGGAGTCAAAGTCAATGGTGAAAAGATGATGAATTTAGCAGATGCAAGAATCAAAGAATTGGAGGAAGAAATGTTTGCTTCATATAGACTCCCCGATGACTTTTTCTTGGCTTGATAATTTCTTAGTAGACCACTGTTTATTTTTTCTTGCTAAAATTGATTTTTCTCTAAGTTTTTGTTTTGTTTCTTCTGAAAGCTTCCTTCCCCGTTTAGATGCTGCAATTTTTTCTTTTGTTTCTTCTGTCATTTGTCTTTTTGCTATAGACATTTTTAGTTTTGATTCTTCACTAAAAGTTTTTCCTTTATGTGTCTCTGACATTTTTCTTTTAGTATCTTCCGAATGTTTTCGTCCCATAGCTTTTTCTTTAATTTTCTGAATTGTTTTTGGATTCCAGTTTCCTTTTATCCATCCATCTGGAACAGAGTCTAATGGACCAAAGGTTTTTACTTCATGTGTTTCTAAATTGGTGTAATATTTTCTTTCTTTTATTTTCTGTTTTGCCTTATTAGAATGTTTTCTACCTTTGAAGCTAAAATAAAAAGTTCCATTGATATTTCTATTCAACCATCTATCATCATTAAGAACATCAAATTCTCTCTGTTTTTCTTCTTCAAATGAAAGAGCCTCTTTATAATCTTTACATTCTTTTAGTATTTGAAAACTATCAGGTTCGCCATTTTCTTGACGAAAAGCTTTTACATAATCTGATGAAGTAAAATATGATTTCCATAAATCGGATGGATTACACTTTTCAGCATACCGACAACCAATATACCATTTATCAAGTTTTGTCCATCCGATCAAATAAACATAAGGAGTTGTCATGAATTTATTTATTCATAACAACTTCTTTCTAGCCTAGTTAATTACTCAATTCTCTTACAAGAAGTTCCTTCCAACTTAAATACGCAAGTTTGCTTAGAATCTTTAGCAGTAATCAAAGCATTGTCCTTGTATTCTGAACACTTTTTGCGAAGTCGCCAATGTTGACGAGGACCAACAGAGTCAGGATTTCCCCATAATTGTAATCCTTTCCACCAAGCATCTTCGGTTCCACCGGATCTTAATTCAACTTTAACTTCTTTGAATTCTTCTTTATATTTTCCATCAAATACAATTACAGCATTTCCGTTTGTATCTGATACTGGTTTCCAAAGCAAATGTGCTTTTGAAGGTAGAGCAGAAGTTCCACATACTGGATTTCCTCCAGCAACCACAGTTGGAACAACAGTTGGTGCCTTGGTAGGTACTTTAGTGGGAACAGTTGTTGGTATTACGGTGGGTTCTGGCACTTCAGTAACCACTGGAGTAGGCGTAGGTGTTGGCAAATTATTATCTATTACTTCCTTTACCAATCCTAAATACTGACAACCAACGCAAAATACACTAAGCAATCCAGCTAATACAATTTTTCTCATCATTATTTCTCCTAATAAAAACTTTCTAAATATATGTATATGGCGGACGATTCTACAAAGTTTAAGCTCAAAAGCAAGTATTTCAATTACCATGCAACTGACCGTGAGCAAAAGCTTGTAAATTCTCTAATCAAGGAAGCAATTCATATCAATGGATTGAATATGCTTTTCATCCCTAGACAATATGTTAACCTTGATCGAATTTATGGAGAAGACGTTCTCTCTTCTTTCAATAAAACCTATGAAATGGTCTTTTATGTAGAATCATCTGAAGCCTATGAAGGTAATAATTCCTTCTTTGGAAATATGGGATACGATATTCAAGATCGTTCGACTCTCATACTTTCCCGCGATGTTTTCAAACAAGTAGTAATAGATTCCCCTGACAATGTAGATGGACATATCAATGAATCCGGTCCACGAAATGGTGATTTGATCTATTGGCCAACCACTGGAAGAATTTTTGAAGTGGTTGATTGTCAGATGTATAAGATGTTTTATCAACTCGGAAAACTCTATACATACAAAATTACAATCGAATTCTGGGATTACTCCAATGAGAAACTTGATACCAAGCTTCCAGAAATTGATAAGAAATTTGATAATGATATTGTGAAAAAATACGAAATTTCTTTGGCTTCAGCTCCTAATAATGCTTATATCGTAGGTGAACAAGTCTATACTGGAAACATGTTAGTATCATCTGATTTCGTAGGAGAGGTAGAACATTATAATCCAGCTACTAGAAAACTTATTGTTGCTTCTGCTTATGGACTTCCAGTTAATGGACAAACTCTTACTGGAGATGATAGTGGAGCTGCTGTGATTATCTCATCATTTACAACACTAAATATTGCAAATCCACAAAGAGATAACGAGCAATTGAAAATTGAAGCTGCTGAAATCATTAAAAAAGATCCAGAGGATGATAAGAATCCTGGAGGAGGATACGGCTATGGATATTAAAACTATTCCGTTTGTTTACCTTATAGGTTGGAAAAAATTAGATACTTGGTATTGCGGTGTTAGATACAAAAGAGGATGTTCATCTCAAGATCTTTGGAAGACATATTTCACATCATCTAAGTATGTAAAAGAATTTCGGCAAAAGAATGGTGAACCGGATCATATAGAAATTCTTAAAGAATTTACAAATAAAAAAGATGCTCTTTCTTTTGAAGAACAAAAGTTAATTGAATTTGATGTTCTTCATAAAGACAATTGGCTTAATAGATCTATTAAAGGAGAAAAGTTTAGTTTTTCTAATCACACAGAAGAAACCAAAAAAAGAATTGCAGAAGCACATTTAGGGAAAACTGCATCTGAAGAGACTAAACTTAAGCAATCATTGAGAAGATTAGGTAGAAAATTTCATCCACATTCAGAAGAAACTAGACTTAAGATATCTGCAGGAAATATAGGAAAAAAGAAAAAGCCTCATACCGAAGAAAATAAATTAAAAATATCAAATGCTCTTAAAGGAATAAAAAGAAAACCTCTTTCCGAAGAACATAAAAGAAAAATAGCCGAAGCAAGAAAAAGACAAATAATTAGTCATTCTGAAGAGACTAAAAGAAAAATTGGTGCATCTGTTAGGCGTTCAAAATCGATAGGAGTAACATAATATGTTTGGGCGCGTATGGTTTAATCGTACATTCAGAACCTATATCAATAGTTTTGGAGCTTTATTTTCTAATATTGTTATAGGTCAATATAATTCAAACGGAATTATAGAAAAGAAAATTCCAGTGCCCATAATTTATTCTGGAAAAGAACAGTGGTATTCAGATCTTTCTGAAAAATTAAAACAACCAGCAGCTAAAGTTCTTCCAGCTATGAGTTTTGTTCAGACTGGATTAGTTAGAAAAGATGATAGAAGAACTGCTCAGAAGTCGGAAAAGGTCTTATTAGAAAATGGAATATATTGCGTAGAAAATCCACAAGATTGGGAAATGAACATGAAGTTGTCTATCATGTCAGGATCGCAAATTGAAATGGATCAAATTCTTGAACAGATTATGGCGTATTTTGATCCATCGCTTACGGTGAAAATCATTCTACTTCCAGATACTATTAATTACGTACATGAATGTGCAATTCATTTGGTTTCAATGAGAGAAGCCGAAAACAATTGGCAAGGAGAAAGTACACGAAGAAGAATTTTATGGGAGCTTGAATTTCGTTTTATAGCTAAACACTTCGGTCCAGTATATATCAATAAAGGTGGTAATATTACCAATCTTCCATTTGATTACATCGAAACTCCTAAATCTCTTGGAGAAAAAGCTAATAAGGTTCTCGTTGATATTCATGAAGGTGGAGAAACTGGAGAAGTTTACACCTATAAAGAATTGATGAGTATTGCTCGTGCTAAACGTATAACAGTGGAATTGGAAAACGGAGAGATTATTTCCACTGTTGAAGATTTTTATGATGGAAAGGTTAGAAATGTTGTACCGTCTCCTTTTGATATTAAAGCTCCTAGTTCTTCAGTATCTCCTTCAATTTCTCAATCACCATCAATTTCGCCTTCGTCGAGTACTTCCTCCTCATCGTCTCATTCAACTTCGCCTAGCTCTAGTACTTCGTCTTCTGCGAGTTCATCGCCATCTCCGTCAGAAGCACCCTAAGTAAATAAGTAATATGAAACTATTACTATTTGCTCTTCCCTTGCTTTTAAGTGCTTGCTCTGTCATTTCGCTTCACGAGGAAAATGATATTTTTGGCATAACCAAAAACAAAGATATGATGTACAGTCAAGGACTGTCATTCAAGTATTTTGAAAATGAAGAAAAAGCACCAGAATTTCTCAAAAATACAACAAGTTATATTCCATCCCTTTCCGTAGATAATGGACTGAAGCCTAACAAATATACATTTGAAGCCGGACAACAAATGTATACACCTGACACCATTCGAGCAAAAGATCCCATTCCTGGTGAATTTCCTTATACTGGTCTTTAATATGCTAAAGCTGGAAAGGAAGAGATTACTTTAGATGAGAGAAAATGGTCTAATTTGATGGTAGGTACTACAGGCGAAGCAAGTGGTGCTGGTCAAACTCAGAGATGGTTTCATGGACTTCTCGGTCAGCAAAAACCAGAGGGATGGTCTCATCAAACGGATAATGAAATTGTATTCATGCACCAGAGTGGTTTTGAAAGTCGAGACCTTTTAGTAAAATATTACGATAATAAGATTGAGCAAACTTCTGGATATAATCTTAATCTAGGCACTTGGAATACTTCTCTTGAATTTTATATGGCTCACCATCTAGGACAGGGTTATAATTTATTTTCGAAGAGTGACGGCAGATGGTCTTGGCGATTTTATAATAAGCCATATGCACGTCTTATCGCTAGAGACATGACAATGGATGGTAATACATTCCACAAATCTGAAGTTACTGTGGACAAAATTCCATTTGTGTATGGAAATCGTTTCGGAGTAATATTGGAATATTCTGGTTATGCTTTAGAATTAGGCGTAACAACACAATCAAAAATATACGAAGAGCAACAAAGATATTGGCAAACGTGGGGAGGATTTCAACTCACCAAATTATTTGATCTCTATTAATCTTCTTCTGGTGGCATATTTTCCCACCATAATTTACATATACGACATTGACAATTATATGGATGATTACTCGCTTCTTGGAACTCCTCTACTGTCATTCCCTTAAGAACTTTTTCAAGCTCTGGCTTTAACGCTTCCAATACTTGATTAATAGTTATTTTATCTTTCATTGGATTCTCTCATTGCTTTGTCTTTTTGTGCTTTGCGAGTGCGAATTCGTTTTGTTCTTTTATCTTGATGTGTTTGCGGTTTAAAGTGAATCGTTTCAAGACGTCGAGAAGCTCTCTGTCCTTTCAGAGCTAAATCTCTTGCTTCCTCTTTAGTGATGACAATTTTGTCTTTGCTCATAAAGTGCAATTAATTCTTCAATAGCTTTTTCTTTTGTTAGAAAAGATTTACTGTAAATCGAAAAATTTGGCTCAGCAACCCACACTGAATGGGTGCTGAAGTAAACAATTCCAATGACTTTATCGTTGACTTTGACTTCGGTTTCGTCTTCGTTGAAATATCGTTTCATGCTGTTATCCTAAAATTTCGGCATTAAACATTCTTCGACTTTTTCTTCGATGTGACTTTTCAAAAGGTCGGTGTACCTTTCAAAAACGAGTGGAGCAGTTTTTTGAAGGTTTGGATATTTCTTTGAAATGCGAGTATTTACGATTGCAAGAATTTTGCTTTCTGCTTCGTGGCTTTTGGTGTTTTCAACCAAGTCAAATAAAACTTCGTCAGGCAAAAGATTTCGCTTGAGCAGAGAAAGAGTTTTATTGTTGACAGTTGTAACTTTTTCCGTGGTGTCGATTATTCTTCTCATTTTGCATTAACTCCATAATGTTGTAAATTGTCAAATATCCATTCGACAATTTCATTCTAATATCTTTTAGAATCATATGTACATATAAAAGATTCAATATTTTGCTAGAATTGTCTAGATTTACTATAGAAATTAACCAATGGGATACTATTAACTAGACACAAAAAAGCCACTAGGATCGTCTAGTGGCTTCCAAGAACTATATCTATTCTACGAATGGAAGTTCTTTTTTCTTACTGGAAAAAACTCCTATTTTATCATTTACCAATTGTTGCAAAGTTAAAATTTCATCATAGTTTAAGCTAACAAAAACCGGAGGATTTTTCTTATCGGCTTCTGTTCCAAATTCCTCTCTGACCGCAGACGCTTCAAGGTTCAACTTATTCTGCAAATATTGCAAAACGATCTGGTCCATTTTTCACCATAGTTTATTATAGACAATTAACGCAACATTCCTAATGAAATTCCTAGCGCCTTGCAGAAGCATAATTTACAGAAAACGTTTTCGGGAACTTCATCATGGAAAATCTTTTCACTTCTTTGAAGTTTACACATCCAACTTCCACCACCAATAAGTCCCTTAGGTGTATTTGGATCGGCAAGAGTAATATTGCCATGAATGTGAAAACCTTCTTTGTAATCAACAATTGGTTGCTTACAACTTTGACAAATATAATGTGATACTACAACTGGCTTATTCATTTCTTTCCTATTAAAAAATGTACGGCCAAATTTTCATTGACCAAAATATCATTCAAGGACATACCACTTTCCAGTATAACAATACCAAGATATCGACCATATTTTTCAGTTTTATCTTTGATTGTTTTTAGTGTGATGGTTTTTCCTAAAATCAAGTTGAGTACTCGAGTTTTGGCAAGAAGACCTTTTCTTTTTTCTTCCTCATCTTTTGTACGAATTTCTGGTGTATTGATGAATGCTAATCGAATTCTTTCGTTTCGATACGTATCAAATCCAAGATCCAATTCAACGTCAATGGTATCACCATCTATTACATTTAAAACTACTGCTTTATATTCATACATATTTTTATCCTTCAAGATTTTCTGGAATATTTGAACAGTAAAAGGTTCCTTGATCAATGGATTCTTTTCCATTATAAAGAACCCATTCTTTGGAATCTTCTAAAATTTTATCGTACATCATCTTATTCAAAGAAGGAACTGTCTTTGCCCACTGAATAGTCAATTCAAGCCATCCAAGCTCCTTATGATAATATTTCCATACATCAAAAAGTAAAGCTTTCAAAGGATGTTGTACAGCTTTCAGAGCAAAAGTTCTCTTATCAGGAGAATTAATATCGTAAAAATATGTGAAAAGATCTAAGCAAATTTGAGTGTAAGCTTTTTCTGTTCTCTCTTTTACTTCAATTAATTCAGTGCGAAATTCATCAGGAAGCGATTGAATGAGTTCATCAACGTTTCCTCCTTCTTTCATCAATTCAATGACATTTTGTGGTTTGAAATCGGAAACAATTTTGTGAAGTTTTACATATTCATCATACTTAAATTTTACTCTTGTTTCATCATCATACACGACAACGAATCCTTCCGATGAACAATAATCTGGCCTAGACATATCTTTAATAATTTCAGAAACTTTCAGCGCAGGATAGTGTTGAACTTTGTCAAAAAGTGCTGGAATGTATACGCTTTTGGGATCAACTTCTTCCATAGAAATAGGATCCATAATCGCAAGAAGTACCAATTGCTCTTCTTTGTATTGAACAACAATTTGATTTTCTGGATAAATGATTTCAAAAAGGTACGTATACGCTTTATCCAACATTGTGTATGAAGGATAATATTTTTCTAAAATTTCCTTTCCTTTAATTGCTTGTTCTGAAGTAAAAGATCCTTTGGTGGAAAGATGCCATTCTCCATCGTACCAAAAAAGAACTCCTAAGGACCCATCTAGTTTTTCTTGTATTCTACAAGGAACTCCCAATCTAATCAAATCATCAATTTCTGCTTTGATTTCTGAATAATTGAAAAATTTCTTAAAAGGGCACGCTACAACATTTCCTTGTCCGTCCAATATTAACCCTCGAGCCCATCGCAGCGTTTCAGACCATTCTGGATACCAGGTTTTCAAATATGAATA